GACTATGCCAAGGGTAACAAACGTTTCTCTGGTATTATGAAAGCAACCAGAAAACAATTCGATAATGATGCTAAAAAAATTAACGAATTAAAAAATCAAAACGATAATATGGAACTAGATGACCGTATTACACGTGAAGATTTGCGTAAATGGTTCAGTAAAACTGATCCTGAAGGTGATTGGAAAAGAATCAACTCAAAAGGTGAAGTTGCGGGTCCTTGCGCCAGAGAGCCAGGCGAGCCTAAACCAAAATGCATGTCAAAAGAGAAACGTGCAGAGTTGAGTAAAAGTGAACGTGCTGCCGCAGTAGCAACTAAACGTAAACATGATCCAGTTGCTGACAGAGCCGGAAAAGGCGGTAAACCCGTCAATGTTTCGAACTATGGAAAAGGTAAACTGAGTGAAGACGAAGTTGATGAAGCATGTTGGGACACTCACAAAAAAGTTGGCATGAAAATGAAGGGTGGCAAGATGGTTCCGGATTGCAGACCTAAAAATGAAGAAGTGGAACAAATGAACGAAAAAAATAGTCCAACAAATCCTTCACTTTGGTCTAGAGCAAAATCTCTGGCACGTTCCAAGTTTGATGTTTATCCTTCTGCATATGCAAACGGTTGGGCATCTAAATGGTATAAGTCAAAAGGTGGTGGTTGGAAATCTGTCAAAGAAGATGTTGTGCAAGAGGGTATCGGTGGCATCGAAGATTCTCCAATGTCAGCTACAAACTCAGTAAAAGCAATGGAATCCGAACACCGTAAAAAGAACATGAAATCAGCACGTATCATTAAATCCATCTATAAAAAGAAGGGTAAAAATGAAAGCATGTATGATTGGGAAAAAACTGATAAGGGTGGTAAATTACCCACAGCCAAAATCACATTACAGGGTGGCACTACTATGACAGGAAAGCCACGTGACACCGTTGAAATCGAGCCTGTTCTTAAGACCAGACCCAATTCACAGAAACAATAAATAGTAAATAGAATTCTTTCAAGGAGAAATTAAAAATGTCAACAGCTTTCTGGACAATGACCGATGCAAACACCGGCGTACCAATTTATGCAGGCACCGCTTTAAACTTAGCACCAACACGTGCAAATGCTAACGTAATTTTTGCTAACGCTAACGTAGCACAAGCATTTTCTGAGGCAGTTGGTGTTTACGGTGTCGATACACAAGAAGCATCGAACACACAAGTAACACCTGCCGCAACAAAGATGGCACATGCTGGCTGGGTTCAAAGAACTGCCGGTATGGGTCCTGTTCTTTCTATCAGTGCAAACGCTGGCGCTTTTGGAACAAACAGTTTCGTAACATTCTCTGGTGGTGGTACGGGTAACACCTCTGCTAACGCAACAGTAGCCGTAAATACCAATGGTTCGATTCGAGCCATCACTATCAATACTGCTGGCTTATATCTGACTACACCTACAGCAGTTCCTGTTTCTGGAAATGCCGCATTCACTGTAACAATGGGTGGTCGTGCTAATCGTACACAATATGAAACATTGGTTGCAGCCGGAAGTATGACCGGTAACGGCGCAGTTATTATTTAATATTTGGGTGGCGTAAGTCACCCATTTATCATTATGATCGATGATTTGACCGAAGATAATTTTATGATGTATGCCATGAAGTCATATAATTCGCCACATTATGTCATGAGTGAATTTGAGGGAGATTTGAAACGCACGAAATATCTAAAAAGGCTTTTCAGGCGTTACAAAATTACAAAGTCCCTTAAAGAACGTTTAATATTAAATCATTTGATCTTACTTTATAATGTATTTGGTGCAGAACCAGCAACACGGATATTGTTCTTTAGAATTGATGAAGTAGACTATGATGTTCTAAAAACATTTTTAATTTATCTAAATTATATGCCAGATTCAATCAAAGGTATAAACGGAAAAGATATAATTTCTTCCGATATACTTGTAGATATGAATGTGGCTGAAATACTAAGAAAGATATGAAAACATTCAAACAATTCATGTTGGAGGACGGTGCCGTTGGTGGATCGACTGGACCATCAAATGTAGTCTCCACGGGCGCCATTGCCGGCACGGGTGAAAAGGGTGGAGAACCTGGTGTGAATTTGAAAAAGAAAAGGCGTGTCGTGATGGCACCAACATTTACACGTAAGACGCCAAAGATGTAAAATGTGGATACTTAAGTGGTTACCTTTCTGGTTTTTTTATGCCATACTTGGTATAGGTCTTATTGGCCTTGCTGTGACCTACTTGTTAAAATTTATTCCACTTCCAGCAATCTACATCTATAAAACTCCAATACAGTTAGTTTCAATTGCACTCATAGTGTTGGGTACATACATGTCCGGTGCCATTTCAAATGAAGAAGCATGGTTGGCCAGAGTAAAAGAACTCGAAGTAAAAGTTGAAGCGGCTCAAGTTGAATCAGTCAAAGAAAACGTAAAGATAGAAACAAAATTTGTCACAAAGACTCAAATTGTCAAAGAACGTGGCCAGAATATTATTCAATACGTTGACAAAGAAATTGTAAAATACGACACAAAGTTTTTACCTGGCGGTGAGTGTGAAATTCCAAAAGAATTCATATATGCACACAACAAAGCGTCAGAGGCACCAAAATGAAATATTTAACTATTCTATTTGTTGCACTGCTTACTGGTTGTTCCACTACAGTTCCCGTTGTTGCAAAGTTTCCTGAAGTACCTCAGCATTTATTAGTGAAATGTCCACAATTAAATAAGTTGAATGATGATGCTAAACTCAGTGATGTTTCGAAAACCATTACATCAAACTATACTGAATATTATACATGTGCTGTGAAAAATGATGCATGGATTGAATGGTATCAAATACAAAAGAAAATTTTCGAAGGATTAAAATAATGGAATTAACAAAAGATCAACTGAAAAAACTTCTTCCGAAGAATCCATATATTGATAACTGGCATTCTGCGCTATCACAGTTATTTCCAGATTACAATATCAACACACCACAACGTATTGCGGCTTTTGTCGCACAATGTGCCCATGAGTCCGGTAACTTCATGGTGCTCAAAGAAAATCTGAATTATCGTGCGCCAACTCTACGTAAGATTTTTCCGAAGTATTTTCCAACTGACGCCATGGCCAGTGAGTATGCTAGTAAACCAAACAAGCAAGAAGCTATTGCCAATCTAGTGTATGCAAATCGTATGGGAAATGGACCTCCAGAATCTGGTGATGGCTGGCGTTATGCTGGCAAGGGTTTGATTCAATTGACAGGCAAAAGCAACTATACATGGTTTGCGGAATCTCTACAAATTTCTGTTGAAGATGCCTCTGAATATTTGTTGACTTTTGAAGGTGCGGCACAATCTGCTTGCTGGTTCTGGGAAACAAACAATTTGAACCAATGGGCAGACAAGGGTGATATCGTCACACTTACAAAACGTATTAACGGTGGTACAATTGGTCTTGAGGACCGCATCAAGCACTATGAACATGCACTCCATGTTTTAGGAGCACACTGATGAACGATAAAAAAATGTTTAAATGGTTAGCACTTCTTGTTGTACTACCGCTTACACTAGCTATTTTTGGTGGTGATAGATTCCGTTATCCATGTCAAGACCCAGAAAATTGGGAAAAACCAATTTGTCAAAAACCGGCTTGTGATGTAACACGAACCTGTATCGAACATGTGTTCAAAGGTCAACGTGATCCTAGATTAGGTCCTCCGGAAGAACCGCAAAACATATTGGCTAAACAACAATTAAATATGGTAACACCAAGTTGCCAACAAGTACAACAAGGAGCAAATTGTGGAAAATAATAACTTAATGTACACAGAAGAACAGTTGATGGCTCGACTGAAGTTCTTCATTGGTGTATGCTTATCTCTAACATTGACAGGTATTGTTTTTGTTGTTCTTTATTCTTTAATATTTGTTACACAACCACTCAATGCAATCTCCCCAATCGACCAAAAGTTTTTTGAGTTGATTGTGCCTATTGCTACATTCTTAACTGGTACATTATCAGGTATTATGTTAGCCGGTGGATCAAAAGAAGAAAATGAAGCTAAACTAGCATTGATGAAACAAGCACAAGATAATGCTAATTCAGCCGCTAAGAATACTGTTGAGTTTGTTAAAACACAGAGTGAACCTGTTAAATCATCTGGTAGTATGAAAATGGAACCAGCATTTAATGCTTTCAATGTTGATGCGCCTATGCCAACCGGTCAAGTTATTATGGGTTACGGTGGTAAGCCAGCGCCTGCGCCAGCACCACAGCCGGAGCTATGATGCTAAAAGGGATGCTAGACGATTCACACAATAAATCTCTTAGCAGTAAGAGAGTTGTGACTTTTCTAGCATTTATGTTATGTGGTATCGCATTCATTGCTAATTTGTTTTGGAACTATGAAGTCGAACCACATATGTTCGAAGGTATGATATACCTCACAATGGCAGGCCTCGGTTTCACAGCATCTGAAAAATTTGCATCTATAAATAAAAATAACCAAAATACGGAGAACAATCCATGAAAGCACTTATTACTTCTATTATGATGGCACTTGCAATTATGCCAGCATATGCGGATAAAGAACCTGAAACTAAAAAAGTTTGCGTTGAAGAAAAAGATGCAAAAACAGGTAAAGTAAAAGAGGTCTGCAAGACTATCAAGATTCATAAGAAACTTGAGGGAACAAAAGTTCCAGAAAAGAAATAAATCATGGCTACTACCGTAGAACGAATTGGTATCGTTGAAACAAAGGTTGAAAATCTCAACGGGAAAATTGATGAACTAAAAGTGGATGTGAAAGACATGCACGATTGTCTCGATAAAACCCGTGATGACCTAAAGGGCGATCTCGAAAAGATGTATGGTGCTTCATGTGAGCAACATGCCGCTTTGGCCAAGGACATTTCAGAACTGAAAAATCTGAAAGAAAAGTGGACGTATATGATTGCCGGTGGCATCGCTGTTGGTGGCTGGATTGCAGGACATTCGGAAAAACTTCTTTCACTTTTTTAAAATAATTACCATAACTGGTCTTGCACTCCAGATAAAAATGTGCTATAATGACAGAACTATTCATTATGATACGTTGTTATGTCCGTTTTTATTGACCGAAAATATCTCAAACTCCTCTCACCAAAATTAAACAGGTTTACCCAAAAAAAGGAAGACCTGTTTAATTTCCGGTGTCCGTTCTGTGGCGACTCACAGAAACATCTCCATAAAGCACGTGGTTACGTCTACCGCAAAAAGAACGACTACTTCTATAAGTGTCAAAACTGTGGTGTGGGTCATACCATGTATAACTTTATCAATCTACTTGATGCAAACATGGTCAAAGAATATGCCATGGAACGTTATACGAATGGTGAGACTGGAAATCAAAACTATCCGAAGCCTGAAAAGCAGGAATTGAAGTTTGAAACACCAGTGTTCAAGAAACGGAAAGAAATCAATTTACCGAAGATTATTGACCTCCCGATGGATCACTATGCCGCAAAGTATTGCATAGGACGAAAAATTCCAGAGGCTACATATAATACACTATATTATGCACATGACTTCAAAGACTTTATTGATGAGTTGATTCCCGATCATGGTAAAGAATTGAAGGAAGATGATCCTAGACTTATTATACCCTTTTACGATACTGACGGCACATTATTGGCTGTTCAAGGTCGTTCACTCCGTGATTCGAAGATACGCTATATCACAATTAAATTAGCCGAAGAAAGTATAAAAATATTTGGTCTTGATAGGATAAACAAAGAAGAAAAATCTTATGTCACAGAAGGTCCGATAGATTCCCTTTTTCTTCCTAATGCCGTTGCTACTGCCGATGCTAACTTAGCAAATGCAGTGAATTATATACCAAGAGATAAATTGGTTCTGGTTTTTGATAATGAACCTAGAAATAAAGATATTTGTAAATTAATGGACAAAGCAATTGAAAATCACTTTGCAATTTGTATTTGGCCGGAGATGATGCAAGAAAAAGATATTAACGATATGATTTTGTCTGGTTTTACCAGTGATGAGATTGTTGATATTATAGACAAAAACACCTTTGTGAATTTGAGGGCAAAGATGGAATTTATTCAATGGAAGAAAGTATGAACGTAAAATTAATTAATTATTCACAAAGTCCCGATGGTATGAATTTATTGGAACAAGTTGCATTTGCCGCACGTGTTTCAAATCCATCGAATCAAAACAATTCCGAGACTGCGGAGAAGTTGGTGCGCTATCTAATTAAGCACCAGCATTGGTCGCCATTGGAGATGGTCTCCGTGTGCATGGAGATCGAAACCACACGTGACATTGCACGACAGATTCTCCGTCACCGTTCATTTGCATTCCAAGAATTTTCACAACGGTACGCACGTGCAGACGACCTAGGCTTTGAACTACGTGAAGCAAGATTACAAGACACAAAGAATCGGCAAAATTCAATTGAAATGAATATTGCCAATGACACCCACCGCCAAGTTGCATATCAGTGGGAAAATTTGCAAAATGATTTGTTGAAGCGTACAAAAGATGTTTACACATGGGCTTTAGAAAAAGGTATCGCCAAAGAACAAGCACGTGCCGTATTGCCAGAAGGTAATACAAAATCACGTATGTACATGAACGGAACTCTTCGTTCTTGGGTACACTATATACAACTCCGCTCGGGTAACGGAACACAAAAAGAACACCGCGATGTTGCAGTAGCATGTGCAAATGCAATTGAACCAATTTTCCCAATGATTAAGGAGTATATCGATGGACAGTCGTAATGATGTAAAAACATTTATGGATGCATGTGACCAAAAAGAAGTTGATTATGGTTCACAAGCAAATCTATATGTCGATTTAATCCTTGAAGAATTCAAAGAATTGATGGTTGCATTTGGTAATAGAGACATTGTTGAAATTGCTGATGCATGTGCAGATTTAAAATGGGTGATTGAGGGACTTGAACATACATTACAGATTCCACAACAAGAAGTTTGGGATGAAGTGTCCAGAAGCAACCTAAGTAAAATCTCCTCGACAGGAAAAGTTATTAAACGTGAAGATGGAAAAGTATTGAAGCCCGAAGGCTGGACACCACCGAACATTAAAGAAATTATAAAAGGTTAAAACTATGGAATATATGGGCATCCAAATAGATTTGGAAAAAGATAAACTGTTTGACGAATTGGGTGTCAAACGATTAAAAGAATCATACATGCGTGATGATGAAACATCACCACAACAGAGGTTCGCATATGTATCATCGTCTTTTGGTTCTAATCCAGAGCATTCTCAGCGCCTGTATAATTACGCCTCTAATCATTGGCTTAGTTATTCTACTCCAATTCTTTCTTATGGTCGTAGTAAGCGTGGCCTACCTATTTCATGCTTTCTTAACTATGTTGAAGATACTGCGGAGGGTCTAGTTGATAATCTTTCTGAAACTAATTGGCTGTCTATGTTTGGTGGCGGTGTTGGTATCGGCTTTGGGATACGCTCGGCGGATGATAAGTCTACTGGCGTTATGCCTCACCTCAAGATTTACGATGCCTCTAGTCTTGCGTATCGTCAAGGACGCACTCGCCGTGGCTCTTATGCTGCCTACCTCGATATTAGTCATCCTGACCTTATTCCCTTTTTAGAGATGCGTAAGCCAACGGGTGATCCAAATGTTCGTTGTTTGAATCTGCACCATGGAATTAATATCACCGATGATTTTATGCGAATCATTGAAAAGTGTATGGTTGATCCAACTGCGAATGATGATTGGAAACTTGTTGATCCACATTCAGGTGAAGTACGTGAGGTTGTTTCTGCTAAACACCTTTGGCAACAAATTCTTGAACTCCGTATGCACACAGGTGAACCATACATTCACTATATTGATACTTCAAATCGTGCAATGCCACAATTCTTAAAAGATAAAGGTTTGAAAATTCATCAATCAAATCTTTGTTCTGAAATTATTTTACCGACAAATGAACACCGTACAGCAGTATGTTGTCTTTCTTCTTTGAACTTGGAGTATTATGATGACTGGAAATCGCATCCTACTTTCCTTCGTGATGTTGCAGAAATGCTTGACAATGTTCTTCAGTATTTTATTAATAATGCACCTACCTCAATCGAACGTGCAAAATATTCCGCAATGCGTGAGCGATCAATCGGTGTCGGTGCGTTGGGTTTCCATGCCTTCTTGCAAAAAAACAACGTTGCATTCGAAGGAGTGATGGCGAAAGTTTTAAATAATAAGATTTTTAAACATATTAGAGGTGGTTTAGATGAAGCAAATCTTCAACTCGGCACTGAACGTGGTGAAGCGCCCGATGCTGTGGGCACTGGCCAGCGTTTCAGTCATCTTATGGCTATTGCTCCAAATGCTTCTTCGTCTATCATCATGGGAAATACTAGCCCTTCTATTGAGCCTTATCGTGCTAATGCATACCGTCAAGATACTCTATCGGGATCTTTTTTAAATAAGAATCGTTGGCTCGATAAAGTCATTATGCAATATCTATCACCCAATGGTTCTCCATTGACACCAAAAGGTGAAGATGAATATCAACAAATTTGGTCCTCTATTATTGCTAATGATGGTTCTGTGCAACACTTAAATTGGATGGACGAAAACACCAAAGAAGTTTTCAAAACTTCAATGGAAATTGACCAACGTTGGGTGATTGAACATGCCGCAGACCGTCAAGTTTATATTGACCAAGCACAATCACTCAATGTGTTTTTCCGACCAGACTCTCACATCAAATATATACATGCTATTCACTTCTTAGCATGGAAAAAAGGTGTGAAAACTATGTACTACCTCCGTTCTGAAAAATTAGCAAAAGCTGATAAGGTGTCTAGACGTATTGAACGTGATGTAATTAAAGAACTTGATATGACAGCCCTTGCTGAAGGTAACGATTGTATTGCTTGCGAGGGTTAAATGCTAGAAACAATTTGCGATACATTAGTTGAAGCATATAGAAGAAACTGGATTACCAGTCGTGATGGCAATGTAAGTATTCGCCATCACGATAGAGACCATTTCTATATTACACCGAGTGGTGTCCGTAAGCAGACGATGCAACCTGACCAGTTTAAGAAGATTGGTATTAAGAAATCATTATACAGTGATTATCACACAGAATTGGCTTACACTGATATCAGTATGAATCTGAAACCTAGTGGAGAGTTACCTCTACACTTCGGACTGCAAAAAAATATGGGTCAGCATAGTAATGATGTTAGAGTAGTAGTTCACCTACATCCTACATACTGTATTGCCGCTATGCACGCCGGTATTGATTTAGCTACTATCAGCAATGCGTTTCCAGAACTAAATCGTTATACCAAAGTGGCGCATAATGTTGGCGATGTGCCTCCTATCAGTCAAGAACTTGCTGACCAGTGTCATCATCATCTTGAATTGGATAAAGACGGCAATATTGCCTATGACATTGTAGGTATCAAAGGTCACGGTGTAGTTGCAATAGATACTAGCCCATGGCGTGCTTTTGAACACATTGAACGTCTTGAACATATTTGTCAAATCGTACTAGCATCAGGAAAACTATGTCGCACATAATTGCAAATTTACCCACAGTCAAATGTTTTATACGCAAAGAATTCCTGTATGATTTTCAGGGTGGCTTTGGTGATCTGGTACCTTGCTGGTGGGTCAGCATTAAATCATTAAGGGGCCAAGCATTTCGTATTGAGTCTTATCTAAATGAATATGGTGCGCTTTACGATAAGTTGCCAATCAGTGCATACTGTTGGAAGCCTATTGAAGGTGAACCTTTACCACTTGATCACTTACAATTGTGGGACTGTTTAAGTTATGATATCACTGTTTTGAAAAAAGCACAACTTCAATCAATGAAGTGTAAGTTTAAATTGAAGAACGGTGATTGGATGTATGGTGAATATTTGTTCACAGTAGATTCTGCACACTCGGATTTTAACGTCCTAGATACTGGTCTTTCCGAGGATGTTGAAGACCATAAATCATATAACTTTATAAAGTGTGATAATGGTCAATTTGCATGTCAACCCAACAATAGAATGATTGTGTTTGAACCATCGAGTAATCCTCGGGAATTAAAGTATCCGGATTTTAAAGTATCAACCAAAAAATGGTCAGTTGAAACTGAAGCCAAGTGGGCTTTAGGTGACACCGATACCGTCATGTACGAAAGAAAAGAAAAATGAAATACAAAAGCATATTCATTAGTGATGTGCATTTGGGTACGAATGATTGTAAGGCTGAGTTATTAAATAATTTCTTGAAACACAATAAATGTGATACACTATATCTTGTCGGAGACATACTGGATGTTTGGCGCATTCAGCAAAACAAATGGCGTTGGAAACAAAGTCACACAAATGTTGTTAGAAGGATATTAGGACACGCCAAACGTGACACAAGAGTGATATATGTGGCAGGAAATCATGATGAATTTTTGAGACCATTGATGCCATATAACATTGGATTCGGTAATATAGAAATTATGAATCAATGTGAACATATTGGTGTTGATGGTAAAACTTACTTAGTTATACATGGTGATTTGTTTGACGGTATTAGTAGACTGGCTCCTTGGTTGAGTATATTGGGTGATAAAGCATATGATTTTGTTTTATGGTTGAATAATAAATTTAATTGGTGGCGTCACAAGTTTGGTTTTGGTTATTGGAGTTTGAGTCAATATTTGAAAGGTAAAGTTAAGACAGCCGTTGATTTCATTTTTCAATTTGAAAAAAATCTAGTTTCTTACTGTAAAAAACGTAGTTATGATGGTGTAATATGTGGACACATACATAAGGCGGAAATAAAAGAAATAGACGGAACAATATACATGAACGATGGTGATTGGGTTGAATCTTGTAGTGCATTAGTTGAACATATGGATGGTAGATGGGAAATAGTTTATTGGAAGGATTTAATAAATGTGGACCTTAATACTCATAGCAGTGCATATGAACAACCCGAATGATATTCCAGGAAGAATAAATCTGCAATTTCAATCACAACAACAATGCGAACAAACGTTACAATCAATGACATACTGGTTGAAATTTGATAAATTTAAGGTTGAAGGAAAATGTCAAAAAACACAATAGAAGAAAAAATTACAATAGTTGTACCGTGTAAAAATGAAGAAGATTATATACATCACTTGCTTGATAATTTGAAAAAGCAAAACATCGGTAAAACTAGAATAATTATTGCTGATGCTTCCACAGATAAAACCAGAGAAGTTATAAAGGCGAATCAGTGTGAATTGAATGTTGAAATTATTGATGGTGGTCCAGTTTCTATTGCTAAAAATAATGGAGCAAGATTGGTTCAAACGCCATACATACTATTCATTGATAGTGACGTTAGATTCTTTTCAAACACAGTTATAAAAGAATGTGTTCAGGAGATGGTGAATAAAGAACTGGACTTAATTGGTCTAAAAATAAAATGTTATGACGGAGACAAGAGGGCGCAAATGGGGTTTACGTTGTTCAATGCAATCAATGGCATTATGAAATACAAAGTTCCTTTTGCTATCGGTGCTTTCATGTTGACCAGGACAGATAAATTTAATGAGTTTGGTGGCTTTTCGGAAAAATATCAAACAAGTGAGGATTTCTTTTTATCTAAGAAATATGATGTTAAAAAGTTCAAATTGATGCATCATTATTTTGGACAAGATAGTAGAAGATTTGAAATAATGGGATATACAGGAATGGCTTGGTATCTAATTAAAAATTTTTGGTATCGCAACAACAAGAAATATTGGGATAATATGGATTATTCCAATTATTGGAAATGACTTTTAAGGAAAAAAATGAAAAAACTATTATTAACTTTGCTATTTGTACCACTAATTGCATTTGCACAAAAGGAAAAAGCAGGTGTAACTTATGATGCGGTATTGACAAGAGTTGTGGATGGTGATACAATAGCATTCCAGGCTAACTGGTTGCCAGATCCACTGAAAAAAGAATTGAGTATTCGTGTATTTGGTGTTGATACACCTGAGAAAGGCCATCGTGCATCTTGCCCAAGTGAAGACGCACGTGGACAAGCGGCAACTGCTTTTACTAAAGCACAAATCAATGCGGCACAAAAACGCCAAGTTGTGTTGATGGCTTGGGACAAATATGGTGGTCGTGTACTCGGTGATGTTTTATTGGACGGTAAGAGCCTACGAATGATGTTAATTAACAACGGTTTCGCACGTGAATATTACGGTGAAGCTAAAACTTCTTGGTGTGATAAATGAAAAGAATTTTAAGATTTACGGCATCTTGGTGCCAACCTTGCAAATCAATGGCGATGATGCTGGAAGAAATCAATGCTGGTGTTCCAGTTGAAGTTATCGATATAGATGTACATTCCGAAATTGCTATGGAATATGGCATCCGTTCGGTTCCAACACTTGTTATGAAAGATGGTAACATTGAAGTTAAACGCACTACAGGTTTAAAAACAAAAGAAAGACTAACGGAGTGGATTAATGGTTAAGAAAAACGCAACAAGTTTAACAGACGAAAGAAATCATTTTAAACCCTTCAATTATCCTTGGGCTTATGATACATGGCTTAAGCACGAACAATCACATTGGCTTCACACAGAAGTTCCAATGTCAGAGGATGTAAAAGACTGGAAACAAAAATTATCGATTGAAGAAAAACAATTTCTCACACACATCTTCCGTTTCTTCACACAAGGTGATATTGACGTTGCTGGTGGATATGTTCGCAATTATCTTCCTTACTTTCCTCAACCTGAGGTGAGAATGATGCTGTTGGGTTTTGCCGCACGTGAAGCACTTCATATTGCCGCATACTCACACCTTATTGAAACACTCGGTCTTCCGGAAACAACATACAATCAATTCTTGGACTACCAAGAAATGAGAGACAAGCATGAGTATTTAATGGATATATCATCCCGTAATAGCACAAAAGAATCCACAGCAGAACATATTGCAGTGTTCTCCGCTTTCACTGAAGGTATGCAGTTGTTCTCCTCATTCATTATGTTGTTGAATTTCCCACGCACCGGTAAGATGAAGGGTATGGGGCAGATTGTTACTTGGTCTATTGTTGATGAAACAATGCACGCCGAAGGAATGATTAAATTATTCAGGACCTACATAGAAGAAAATAAAGAAATTTGGAATGATGAACTAAAGAGTAAGATTTACACAATTGCTGAACGTATGGTTCAGCTTGAAGATAAATTTATTGACTTAGCATTCTCTATGGGTGCTATGGAAGGTTTGAATTCAGAAGATGTTAAGAAATACATTCGTTACATCACGGATCGCCGCCTTATCTCTTTAGGTCTGAAAGGTATTATGAAAGTCAAGAGGAACCCGCTACCATGGGTTGAAGAAATGATTAATGCACCTACACATACAAATTTCTTTGAAAATCGTGCAACAGACTACGCCAAAGGCGCCACATCAGGAAACTGGGGTGACGTTTGGGCAAATTAAGGAGAAACTATGTCAGAGAAACTAATAACAGCAGAATGTGAAGAATGCGAATCAACTTTTGAAGTTGCATTTGAAGAAGATTTTGTTTCAGAAGAAACCCCGTCCTTTTGCCCATTTTGTGGTGAAAGAATTGAAGTCCTCAGTGAAGAATATATAGATGATGAGGACTTTGATGAGAACGAGGAATGGAAATAAATTGGATATACAAAGACAGTGAATTCACGGAACCGGACATTGGTGACAACTACGGTTTCGTGTACGTCATAACACATTTAACAACCGGTAAAAAATACATAGGTAAAAAGTTTTTTTATTCCATAAAAACGAAAGTAATTAAGGGTAAAAGAAAAAAGACTAAATCATTTTCTGATTGGCAAACGTATTATGGTTCAAACTCAGAATTACAAAATGATGTACAGGTTCACGGAAAAGAAAATTTCAAAAGAGAAATAATTCATCTGTGTAAATCAAAAGGTGAGTGTGGCTATCTTGAAGCTAAAGAACAATTTGACAGATGTGTATTAGAATCAAATGATTATTATAACGCATGGATTATGGTGAAAGTTCGAAAGACACATATAAGGGCATTCAATGAGCGAATTATGGCAAGCATTAAAGACTGAACCATTTGATGGTATAAATTTCTATCGGAATGATGATGGTGATTTAGAAATTTGTGGTTTTCAATATACTGATGCCGGTGAAAAAATAGCTGGAAGTTCTAGCGGAGAATTGTATGATATCATTATTTTTTCGGAAGATCCACCAAAAATGCCGGAAAAATTTCAGGCAATCTTGATTTCACCTATTGACTATATTGAAAATATGTTAGATAATGGGTTCTTGGGGATGGTTGCTAAAACAACCACAAAGTCGGCCGAATTCGTTGATGGTGCATTTGATGCACTCAGCGAAAGAACGGCAGAATATATTGAATATTATGAAAAGGAAATGAAAGATGTTTGATAAGTATGAATTGAAAGAAATTTTGTCCAATACCGTTTCTACGGTTGTGTTCACTAAAGTTGATGGAACGGAACGTGAACTAAAGTGTACACTTTTGCCAGAATATCTACCACAAAAACCTGTTGTAGAGGGGCAACAACTTTTGACTGAGGCCTTGCCAAGGAAAGAGAATCCTGATACACTAGCAGTATGGGATATGGAAAGCAACGGTTGGCGTTCTTTCCGAACCGATTCTGTTAAGGCTGTTACCACACATGAGACACGCATCAGTTAAAGATTTTGAAAAAGCATTGGCAGGCGGTGAACCGTCTTGGAAAAATGGCGAAAGTTCACTGTCTACCGCATTGAATTGGTATAACTATCATTCAGATTCAAAAGAAAGCAAAAAGTTCACGCTTTCTTATCTCAAAGAAATTGGCACACCAAAAAAAGAAATCGAATCTGTCGAAAAAATTTCCGATGCTGATTTTAAAAATTTAGGCTTCGTTTGCCGCATGAAACTCCGTGGTGCACCACTTACGGAGAAAAACGAACAATGGATTTCCACATTCATTGAAGAACTCAAGAATAAATCACCAGTTAAAAAAGAAGTTGAGGAAACAGAACCTAAAGTTGTGGTTTCTATTCAAGAACGTGTGTTGGACAAAACACGTGAATACATGAGTGAAATCGAAGGTGCCATCGATGACTGTTTTATTGTACGTGATTTCAAAACAGTTTTTGATCCTTACGATTTGATGCGTTCACTGGATATTAAAGGTGCCCACACTAAACATATTGTTCCCGTCTATCAGAAAAAGCTGGAAGAAATCGAAGAATCAATCAAGGGTAAAGATGAACAACTTGTTGAGGGTTATTCCTTTCTTTCAAAAAAGGAACTCAAAGAATATGCTTCATTACTGAAACGCATTATCGAAGATTGTGCAAGAATTGCACATACTGCAAAACTCACACGTGCTCCTAGGAAAAAGAAAGTGAAGCCGGTCGATAAGGTCATTGAAAAACTACAATTTAAAAAGGAAGACAATGAATATAAGGCCGCTTCTATTAATCCTGCTGATATCATTGGTGCTTCACAGTTGTGGGTATTTAACACCAAAACAAGGAAACTTGGATGCTACAATGCAACGGATGCCGGTGGACTGAATATCAAAGGTACAACACTCACCAATTTCAATGAAGAAACTTCCGTGCAAAAAACTATCCGTAAACCGGAAGTTGTTTTACCTGCAACGTTGAAAGCTGGTAAAGTTGCACTGAGGAAAGTTCTTACCGACATTAATGCTGTTGAACAAGCCTTGACAGGACGTATAAATTCTGATATAATCCTTCTACGAGTAATTAAATAAGGTATAAAATGATTCTCATTGATTTGAACCAGGTTTTGCTATCTGGCTTGATGGCACAAATTGCTGGTCAAAAAAACGTGAAACTTGAAGAAGGCTTAGTTCGCCACTTGGTACTCAACATCATTCGTGGCCACGTTAGACAATTTCGCCAAGAATATGGTGAAGTTGTACTCTGTTGCGACAATAAAAAATATTGGCGCAAAGAATTCTTTCCATTCTACAAGGCTGGCCGCAAAAAGGCACGTGAGAAGTCCGACCTTGATTGGCACCTTATTTTTGACATTCTTGGCAACCTAAAGCAAGAACTCAAAGAAAACTTTCCATATAAAGTTATCGATGTTGACGGTGCAGAAGCCGATGACATTATCGGCACACTTACACCAATATATGCTGGTGGTGACAATAAGATTCTCATTCTATCAAGCGATGGTGATTTTCTACAACTTCAAATGTACAAGAATGTAAAACAATACAATCCTGCACAAAAGAAGTATATCAAATCAGAAAATCCTGTAGCAGAACTCAAAGAAAAGATTATCAAAGGTGATAAGGGTGATGGCATTCCAAATGTTCTTTCACCGGCCGATTGTTTCGTTCGTGAACTGCGCCAAACACCAATTAATAAGAATCGGCTTGATAAACTACTGAACGAAAATTATAGTGATTGGGAAGATGAAAATGCACGTATAGGTTTTTCCAGAAATCAAACACTGATTGACCTACGTCACATTCCCTCGGATATTAAAAATTCGATTATTGATACATATAATAACACAAAGCCGGCTCCACGTTCCAAGTTGATTAATTACTTCATGGATAAGAAGCTGAAGAACCTAATGGAAGTAATTGAGGAATTTTAATGAGAAAAAATGTTTATGAAGTTTTTGATGAATTTGCAAAGGCTAATTCGAAACAAGATAAGATTAATGTGCTTGCTAACAATTGGACACCAACTGTAAAATTGGTGCTTCAGTTGGCATATCGACCTGAAATGGAATGGAAACATAATTCATATCCAGTGAGGTATAAGAAGCCGGATACAAAACCTGGAATTTCTTTTGCATCACTTGATACTGAACTTAAGAGACTTTATATATTCCGTAAAGGTAATGAAACCGCCGAGAGTTTGACTCCAAAACGTTCAGAAGAACTTCTTCTGATTATGTTGGAATCTCTTGAACCCCGTGAAGCGGATGTTGTTATTGGAATTTTTAAAAAAGATTTGGGTGTTAAAGGATTGACTTATAAGTTTATCCATGATAACATTCCTGATGTACTATAAACTACGGAGAAAAAGAAGTGGGAAAATTTGTTCCTAAGTTTCGTCCATTTGACGAAGAATATTCTAATGAATATAATTCATCAAAGGAATTTAATAGAAACAAAAAGCGTAAAAAAGAAGCCGCAGAATTACGGAGAATGCGCCAACGTCAACATGAAGATGATGATTATGGAAATCTAGCAAAACGCTACAGTAAGTTGTAAAAAAACAACAAATGACTTGACTTTTATCTGTGGAACGAGTATAATACATTTATTCGTTTTGGAGATACATTATGATGATATATGTGAAACAAGGAAAATCCAAACCTAAACTCAAACCGAAAAAAGAACGGGAAGAATACGAGGTTTGGTTGGCTAAACACCAGGTTCCAACAATCAAAAAGGTTGTTCCGGCTGTCAAGCCTTGGGTTTACAGTTTAGGTAAAAATGTGCGTGAAACACCAAAAATTCCATCATTGAATTCCTCGATGATGGCCGGTGGAACGCTCAAACCTAAACAAGTTTATACCGGAGACAAAATTCTAGGTATTGGTACTCTCCACAAGTCCAATGCTGTTCCTGTTTTTTCTGTGGAAGAAGCACAAGATATGGCAAAGATGCGGAGATAAAAATGAAGATTTTAATTAAAATACCAAAACCAGTTTGTCGCACACCCATCAAGCCTGCACAAAAACACAGGATTGATACCAAGTACGTCCGTAAATCTAAGCACCGTCAAAAGGATAATTATGCTTACTAAAAATGAATTGCAAGAAATCACCGAAAAGTTGGAAAAAATGAGTTATGAAGAAATTATGGAAACTTTAATGCATGTGAATTTACTGGTTGCAGAAAAACAAAATAAAATCGTTTTTTCCGAGTTTGATTATGTACAGTGATACACAAAGGCTAGTAAAAGCAATTATTCAGAGTGATCCTGAGTTGGCCAACGACATTTATTTCGCATTAGATGAGGAATTAGTCGGAAAACGACAACCTTGGCAAGAATTAACAGATATTGTGCATCAATGGGTCAATCCGAAACCAAAAACTTATGGACCACTTCAAATTGAAGACGCACCGGACGGTTCCGGAGACGGAATTCTCACTTTTCCACCCGAATTAATTGCGGAGACTGGCTGGAAAGAAGGAGACACACTAAATCTCGAAGTTTCCGAAGCCGGAACACTAATTATCACAAAAAAAGAGTAATTTGTCTCAAAAAAACAACACATGACTTGACATTTCCTGTCGGTATGATATAATACATACTACAGACTCACAAGGAAACACATGCTAGTTGAATCAAAATCAAATCTTGCACGCCTCATGGCTACGGAAAACCTGATTGTCGAACAACGTCAAGTTCCGACAGCATTTTTCGATATCAAAAATCGTGTTCTCACCGTTCCTGTTCTGAACGGCAATCTCTCCAACGAAGTTATTGACCTCCTGTTGGGCCACGAAGTTGGACATGCACTAGAAACACCAGCACAAGGCTGGCACGATTCTGTGGTTGACCTCAAAGTGAATCGTTCCATTCTTAACGTTTGTGAAGATGCACGTATCGAAAAGAAAATCAAACGTAGATTTCCTGGTATTCGCATTTCCTTTGTCAAAGGTTATCGTGAATTGATGGAAATGGATTTTTTTGGCACAGATGGTAAAGACCTCAATACAATGAAGTTCATTGACCGTATCAACCTTTACACCAAAGGCGGTGCGGCTCAAGGTATCGATTTCACTTCCGAAGAATATTCTTTGGTGCGTGAAGTTGAAGATGCTGAAACGTTTGAAGAAACCGTGGCAATTGCCATAAAAATTCAAAAGTTTATGAAAGAACAATCCAAGGAACAAAAATCCAAACCACCAAAGGTCGAACCTGGTGAAGAAGTACCACCAGAAATTGGGAATACAGGATCTACTGATTTTGATTTCAATGAAGGTGAAGATCAAGAAAAAAGTGCCGACAAATCGAAAGAAGGCGAAGCCAAAGAAGGTGATATTGACACACAATCTTCCGGCGGCACCGAAGAATCCGAAGAAGACAAAATTTCAGATACACCTGAGATACCAGAAACTGGCGGAACCGGCGGAACTGGTTCTGATGATGTAGAGATTGAATCTGAAACAGACAATGCTTTCCGTGAAAAAGAAAAACAATTGTATTCCGATAAAAACCGTAAGGATGTGATGTATTCAAACATTCCCGAGATTCTTCTTGAGAATGTGATTGTTGACCACAAAACTCTCATTAAAGAGATTGTCGATCACAATACTGATCCAATCCGTAAAGAATGGTTTAACGAAGATAAAATGCGGGCAAACTTCAGTAAGTTCCGGAACGAATCGAACAAGGTTGTTTCATACCTTGTGAAAGAATTCGAAATGCGTAAAAATGCTGAACAGCAAACACGTGCAAAAATCTCCAAGACTGGTGAACTGAACCTTTCGAAGATTCACGAATACAAATTTACTGATGACATTTTCGCTAGGCTCACTAAAGTACCTAACGGTAAATCACATGGTCTGGTGATGTTCATTGACTGGTCTGGTTCTATGTGTGACCATATGTCACCGACAGTGAAACAACTCTTGAACCTTGTAATGTTTTGTAAAAAGGTAAATATTCCTTTTGATGTATATGCATTCTCAACTTCTCAACTTTTGAGCCAAGTAAAGTTGAAAACACAGAAACTGAAAGTCGGTGATTTGCTTGTTCATCCATTTTCACTACTGAATATTCTTTCACACAAAATGAGTGCGAATGAATTCACTAAGATGGCATCATATCTTCTTGATTACGGTACAGGTCGCCGTGGTACATGTTCAAACATGGAACCACCAGAAATTCTTCAACTTGGTGGAACGCCACTGAATGAGGCAGTGATTGCCGCATTCAAAGTTATTCCGAAGTTCAGAACAGAAAACAAACTTGAAATTGTGAATAGTGTGTTTCTGACTGACGGTGAAGGTTCTACCCTGTATGGCCGAATCGATGCTATCGAGGGCGAACGTTACGAATGTTCTTCAGTTGATACTAACTATAAAATGAGAAGTTTCTTCCGTGATCCGACCACTAAAGCATCAGTTGAAGTGATTGAGTGTTCTGGATATGGTCCACGTGGCGCGGCTCAAACTACTGCACTTCTGAAACTACTGAAACAGCGTACAGATGCAAACGTGATTGGTTTCTATGTTGCGAGAATACGTGATGTTCGTCACGCACTTGTAATGTATTCACCGAAGTCGGAAGAAAGTAAAATTGATCACCGTGTGGCAGAGTTCCGTAAGAACAACTTTACGTATCTAAATAACGTTGGATACGATGAATATTACTTTATCCGTTCAGATAAACTGGACACTGACGAAGATGATGAATTCGAAGTTACTTCAACGACAACCCGTGGTCTTGTCTCTGCTTTCTCAAAGTACACAAGCAACCGTGTTTCAAATCGTATCGTGTTGAACCGCTTCATTAACTTGATTGCATAATATGATTAGTATTTTAACTGATGTTCTATCTGAGGAGTTCATTCAACAACTCCTAGCATGGAACGAGGAGACAAAGGCTGGTGATGTTTGGGCATCAAACCAGACGAAATGGGTGGATGTCCTGAAATATGCCACAGGAGGCACGATACTTTCGAGGGCGCTTCCGGACGAATGGAAGAATCCAATTTACTATGAGTTAGTAAACCGTGGTAAATTGGATTATCTTCCATATTCTTCAGCCGCCATTTTCTATATGGGCTTTCCGACCTCTTGTGTGAACTGGCATCCAGATTACGCAGACTATGATGCTATGTCAATTTATCTCAATAAAGAATGGGACTCTAATTGGGGTGGTTGGTTTGCATGGACAGAGGAGAATAAGGGCAGAGATGATTATGGTATTAATCCAAAACAAGGGCAGTTCTATTCTCCGCAGTACAACACAGCCATTCACTCAACAGAAAGAGAATGGCACTCTACGACACCGATTTCAACAACGGCGCCTCTGAGATTGTCTATCCAGCTTTTCTTCTCTAAGAAGCCATGACGGTTCAGAAAAAGCAATTCAAAGCCGCACTTATCAAGTACCGTCAATCTGAGATGGAGAGTGCAGTCTGGTTCTGGATTAATCCGGGTTCCGGAGCACCACTCTCACCGAAGTTTGAAACACAAGAAGAAGCTGAATTTTGGTTCGAGAGTGTTGTCTCTATACACGAAGAAACGTATGATTTAATTGACCGCATTAAAAACGGCAAGTTCTACACGTTAAAAGGTAGAATTGACGTTGGTGATGTTATTTCTTCCAAAAAAGCAAACGAATGTCCATTTACAATGCACCTGAAAGATGATATACTCTCCTTAGAAATTCTTGCGACATCCTTTAAACATGCTAAGGAACGTGCTGAAGAATACTTTGAAATTCTCGAATGGATAGATTAATGAATAATTTTACACTACTTGTTTTGCTACTCCTCGGTATCGGAGTGTTTGTCTTTGGACCGCTTATCACTATCTGGTCACTCAACACAATCTTTTCCCTATCGATTGCGTATGAACTCGAAACATGGTTTGCAACTGTCTGGCTTCTAATGGTTACATTTGGTAGTCTGGCTTCTACAATCAAAACAAAAAAATGATCTCAAAAAAAACAATCGAGATATTCGAGAGTGCTAATCGTGATTATCCGAAAGAAAATACGATCTACACTCCAGAACAAATGAAGTACGGTTACACACAGAAAGTAATTGAACTTACACTGAGAGAAGCAGAGAGTGCTGTGGAGAGAGCCGACCTAAGGGGAAAGACATATACGACCTACGATAGGGGCAACCTCGAATTTTGTAGAAGCCAAATCAAAAAAGAGATTGAAAGCATACTGAATGAACCTAGCTGAATACTTCAAAGAGAACCGATATAAAGCGAGTTTCGAGATGGGTGAGCGAGTTTCCGGACGGAGCGAAGGTATACCCTTTATTGGTACAGTAGGGAACGACACAGAAATTTCTAAGGAAGAAGGACCGAGAGTGACAGTGCATCTCGACCTTCCGTTTCCAAAGACTGGAAGCACCATTCTTTTCGTAAAGCCAAACACCATAAAGAGATTGAAAAGCTATGACTAAAAGATGGAGTATCACCTTCCCCGGAGAGTTTGGGCAAGATGTTGTAGAGACATTCACAGAGGAACAAATTTTGAAGTCCTACTATACGTACTGGTCAACTAAGATGATTGAGAATGGTAAAGGTGACGATATATCAAAAGAGAAGTGCATCGAAGACTGGTGCGTAGTCCATTGGGCGTGGGAAAATTCGAAAACCGTGTAGGGGGTCCGGAGAAAATCCGAGAGGAGAAGAAAACTTGAAAATGTGCTTCCGGCCCCAGAAAATAAATTTAGGGAAAAAAGAGTTTGGGCCATAGCACAAAATTACTTACATAGTATTACCTTTAAGGTACAGTGGTCCAGATTTTTAAGCAGGCGCCAAGCCAAAAAAAGGACGCCGAAGCGCCCTTCCCACCAACTGGTGTCCAACCTTTAACCTGGTCTCCAGTACACCAGGTCCAGCAACACAACCACCACACCCAACACCATGACCACCTTGAATGCAAGGTCCTCCCACTTGTTTTCTGAAAACATACTCATTACTCCTTATACCGAATGGCCACGGGCATCCATCATTTCCGAGAGGATGAATTTAGCCACGTTCAACTGTTTACGGACTGCCTCATTTTGGTCCATGGCACTCAATTCCTGACAATCGGACAGGATGGACATAACCACCATTTCCAAGCCGGAGAATTTAGCGGTGATGGAGCCCATATACTGGCTCCGGATGTCGGCTTGGCTCATGCCATAGCACTTGGTCTCAAAATCAGTCATTAGTATTACTCCTTACTTGTTTGCGTTAATGTAAACCAAGGTACTCATAACCTCTTTTTTAGCCTTGGGGCTGAGGTGGCAGAGTGTACCAATGAGACCCTCAAGGTAGCCAACGGTGTAAGAGTTGGTGGCGTGGAGTTCCTCGCCACGGGCGAATTGGCGGTCCTGAATGGCAGCCACCAGTGCCTTGGCCAAGTCTTGATTTGTCATTTTGTTTCCTTTCAAATTCAACATGGAATGGATTATGGCGGATGGGCGTGAAAATGGCAACCTAGTACCTTAGTTCTCCAGCCACGTGCTGGATCAATCCAGCAGGACCATATATTCTCGGGCATAATGACGGCGAAACCAATCCAGCCCCTTTTGCATTCTCTTATAATCACCAATCAATTGGCAACCCATAATGGTATCATATACCGCCACTGCCTCTGGAGATAATGTAATGGATTCTCCTGAGAATGGATTGGTTACCACCTCATTCTCGGTTCCGACCATGCATTCGAATGGGAGTTTGATTTTGGACATAATGTTTCCTTTCAGTTTAAACGGATGCCATCATAATGGCGGGGTATTTTACAAAACCAGTGGTATCTTTTTTGGCTTTGCCTTTGGCATATAAGCCAATAACCGAACCTTTTGGATCCAGAAAACGGAGGTCCGATTCATCGCCATTAAAAACTGGCATATTAAGATAATCGGCTGGCATTGGGAGGGTCTTTTTAATACCAAACACCACAGCCACATTATAGCCTTGGGCAATAGCCTTGGTTACGTCATTATCATTACCATCAGCGGCTGAGAATGTCAGGTGATAATTGGGATAATCGGCGATTTTACGTCCGAGAATCTTGGTATAATCGTAGAATTGAATTTCAGGGAATGCCATGAAAATGTTTTTATATTCCACACCATTACGGATGGCGGCATACTTTTCAAAGGCTAGGTCCGAAGTGCCATTAAGGCGAATCACTGGGACCATATTGATTTTGGCGGATTGTTTAATGGCCAATTCAATATCCTTGACCAGCCATTCCATAAAGCCGGTGCGAGCCTCGAAAAACATTTGGGTTTTGCGGATTCGAGCCTGCTGGATAACGTTGGTTGTCTCGCCTTTTTTGAACATGCCACCACGTCCTGCGAGGTTCAGGCAGGCTGCCGTGCAACCTTTGGTCCGCTTGGCGCAGGTCTCAAAGCCGGACAGGTCGGCTGGGGCGAGGTGCAGGATGTAGGTATTGTAACCTTGAGCCATGCCCTTGAGGACCTTAGGGTTGCCAGTGGAGAGGAGGTTCATTTTTTGTTCCTTTGTTGATTTGATGGATGAATTATACCAGAACCAGCGGGAATGGCAACCATCCTCGGAATACTTGACCGGAAGAATGGAGAACTATAGTGCTATATTGCCATTCTGGCCTGCTATGATATAATAACGTCATTGTAAACGAAACGAAAGTGAAAAATGAAAGTAGTACAAACGTATTCAAGTGTGGAATGTAATGAGTATTCTGTATTCAATTCTGACAATGTTCAGGTTGCATACTATGTTGAACACTATGTTCACCCAATTGATGAAGAAGTATTAGAAACCCCGGTCTTCGAGATATATTATGATTACAATGAAGAAGACGATGAATATGAAAGTTCTCTTATTTCTGAGAATTTTGACGATATTCAGGAAATAATCGATTCGTTCTAATCTAATAACCCAGCAACGGGCTGGGTTATCTCTTGCCTTCCCTGCTGGTTGTGGTATAATTGGTACCATGATTCGAAGCAAAGGCGGGGTGGACACGGAGGCTGGGCGCCATAATAATAACCCTCCACTCCGGTCAAGTATTGCCAGCATGGTTGCCAAACCAGCTGGTACCTGTATAATCCAACCCATGATGAACACAAAACCCTACACTGTAGAACACCACGACAAAACCATGGAATTCCATGTGATCCGCTGGTCCCCATTGTCCAACGGTGTCCACACCGGTGAGTCCGTAGAACGGTTCCAATGTGAGGATGAGGCCATGGAAGTGGCTCGAATCCTGAACCAAGCCGAGGAACTGAGCCTGTACCTGGACCAGTCCTGCGAATTTGATTCTTGACCAATCCGGTCAAGTATTGGTTGACAATACTACCAGAACCTGTATAATCCAATCCATATTGTGAAAGAAAAGGAAAGAAAATGTCCCGTTTTGAATTGATCTCCGAGTCTGATGCCGTGGAACGGTATGAGGACATCCTGGACTCCGAAGGTCCTCTGACCCTCGCCGGCATGTCCTATGCCCGCTCCTACGTCCTGCGTGAGGTCGACCCGGTAGCCTATCGGTGCGGTTTTAATGATTTTGTGGATTCCTTGTCTGAGGATGGCATTTTCGTAGAAGGTCTCACCGAGGATGAGATGGAGTCTGAGGATGA